CAACGACTCCCAACGCTTACCGTCCACGTTCCGGTGAACGGCAGGAACACACAAGGATTGTCAAGGCTTGGCAGGAGGACACCGCCCGCGCCACCCGGCGCGCCCTGAGGTTGGTAGTTTGGGTTCGCCGTAGCCCATCCGCTTGCGCCACCCGCGCCACCCGCCGCAATAACCGCGCCAATAAGTATCCCAACCTTGTCCACCGTAAACGTGAACTCATACGGGTCTTTTGAGATAACCCGCACCATCGGAACATCGGCGGTATCTATCATGCGCTCGGTGGCCTCGGCCTCTACGTCGGCGTCCGACAATGACCGCGTTTGGTACGTGGTGTCCCCGGTGAACGTGTGAAGCATTACCCGCGTGCCGCCTATTTGCTTTGTGGTGAACGCCGCGTAGTTATTCGCCGGGGTCGCGCCTTTGATTGCGAATCCACTAAGTTGCGCGGGCTGTAACGGGTCGCCCACGCCCTCGCTCGCGATCTTGTCGAGCGCGTCTTTAATCAAGTTATGGTCGTCGACGTGCCCGGTCGAACCGAGGACGGCCGTGTCGGGTAGGACTACTTCGACGCTCATGTTGGACGCGAGGTCGCCGACGTCCGCCGTTAACTGATTGTGTACCGCGAGGTGATTCGGGTCGCCCTCTTGATATGTCATATCGTTATTCCTTCCTTCGACCACCCGTGCGGGTCGAGAACGAATGTCAGTTGCCACGCCTCGGGGTCGAGGACTTCTACGTATCCGATTAGCCGCGACGCGTAACTCGCTTCGGGGCTCGCCGGTAGGAGTTGCGGTAGTTCGAGAATGTCGTCGAGGTCGGCGGTTAATAGGTCGTCGATCATCCCGTCGGTTTGCGCGAGCCCGAGGTGCGCGGTCGCGTTCGGCATATGCCACCGCGGGAACGCGTACGCGGATAGGACCCGGTCGGCGTAGTCTTGTGCGTCCTGTCGGGTGGCGAGGTCGACGCTTTGCACGCCTGACGACGGAGGGCGAGCCCCGTACGTGTCGACGCTTTCTTCGTCGACGCTTGTCAGGGTCGGCCGCTCCCCTGTCGTCTCGTCCTCCACGCCGTACTCGACGGTTATCGTGTTAACAATCGTCCCGAGTTCCATCGTCATAGCGAGCGGGTCGAGGAGGGTAGCGCCGGGGTCGATCGTGTACGTGTCGCCGGGTGCGGCGTCCGCGCAACGATACGTCGGGACGCCGTATCGGTCGACGTAGAACACGGCCCCGGTTAGGTCGGCGAGTCGCGTTATGAGTGAGTAAGCGTCGTCCTCCGCTTCGTCGTCTCCCGTGCCGATGACGGTTACGGTGCTCGTGCCGACGATGGTTAACTCGACCCCGGCGGCCTCGGCGATTCGCTGTACGCGGGCCGTCTCCGCTTCGGGTGGGTAGTTGCTCGGTGACAGTAGCGACCGGGCGAGGTGCTCGCTTAGGTCGACTCCGGTTATGCCGATAACGCCGGGCGTGTAGTCGATAGCCGCTATCGTTCCGGTGAACCGGCGGGAGTCATTACCGGCGAAATACTCGTCGTAGTAAATATCGGTGAACCCCGACACGGTTTGCACGTCTACCGTTAACGGGACGCCGACGGTGAGTATGCTCGTCGCGCCTTCGTACTCGTCGGAGTAAATATTGGTGAACCCGCTCGTAATGCCGCCGCGCCACGAGACGCCCGGATAGTCGGTGACGAGGTCGCCCGCGGCGTCCGCGCTTATGAGTTCGAGGAACGCCGTCGACGGGACCGGGCTTTCCCCGCTGGACGTCGCGCCGTACTGAATCGTCCCGCCCGTGAGAGTCATTCCGGCGATATCGACGTCGCCCACTTTCACCTCGTACGTGAACGTCATCGGCGGACCCCTGTCCGTCGGCTCGCCGACCGGAGCGTCGATTGCACTTGTCGAGCGATAGCGACCGGGTCGCCGACCCCGGCGTTAACTGTCACGTTCACGGTGTCGCCGCTCCGCGAGCGCCCGTTACCGGGTACGTTCACGTTCACGGGCAGCGAGCCAATAACGGAGTTGTATCCCGCCATTACCGCCTCTCCCATTCGTTTACCGGCGGCGTAGAACTTCCCAAGTTCGTTTTCGAGTGTCGTCGTGATTGCGTCGACTTGTGCCTCGGCTCCGAGAATGCCCGCGCCGTAGAACTGTTGCGCCCACTTCTCGCCGGTCTCTCCTGCCCATAGGTCGTACGACGAGAGTTCCGCGGCGACGGCCGGGCCGGTCCCGTTCTGTACGAGTTCTTTTGCTATCGCCTCGGCTTGTGCGGGGTCGAGGGCGAATAGTTGCTGCATAAGGAGTTCGTTCCCGCGGGAGTCCGCGGGGTTAAGGGTCGCGGCGAGAGCGTCGAGGGCTTTCTGCGCCTCGCGGCGGTCGGTAAGCGCCTGCTGGAACGCGCTGTACCACGTGCCCGCGTACTCCTCGCCCGCCTCTTTCGCTGCCGCTTTCCCCTCCTCGTTTAGTTTTATCGCGTCGCTTATCGCCGTCCCGTCGGTGAGGAACTTCGCCGCCATATCCGAGAACGCTTCGGCCTCTTGCCGTACCGCGTCGAGTTCGTCCTGCGCAAGTTTCAGTCGGGCGACTTGCCGCTCGACGGCTTTCGTGTGCTTGTCGACGGCTTGCTCGGCGCGCTTCGTCGCCTTCGCGTTGTCCTCTGTCGCGGCGTTTAGTCCCCCGCCGCCGCTGAACGCTCGCGTAGTTTTCTCCGCCTCCCGCCGCGCTTGACTCTGCGGGGTTTTCCTTAACTGTCCGAGCGCGGAGTAGAACGCGCTCGACGGTTTCGGGGCGGCGTCGGTGACGTTATCGAGTTGGTTAGCGAGAGCGTTCGCGTCCCCGGCCGCGCCCCGCATGGCTCGACCGGCGGCGATAGCCGACGACACGGTCCCCGACAGGGCGTACCGGGATTGATTCGCGCCACGGAATAAGTTGTCGAGCGCCTCCCCGAATGAGTCGGCTTCGGCTATTCCCTTCTGAAAGTTATTCGCCGCTCCGCCGATTGTTTTCAGGAAATTGCCGAAGAAACTTCCCGCGCCTTTAGCGGCCCCGCCGAGGCTTTCGAGGGCTCCCTCGACGTCGTCCATGCCGTCGGCGCTGGACATGAGTCCCTCGTACAAGCCCTCCCCGAAGTACGTTTGTAATTCCTTAAATAGGGCTTGGTTTTGTCGGATACTGTTGGCGAGGCCGTCCTGCGTCCGGTCAAAGTCGCCGATAGCGTCCGCGGATTGCTCGAAGATTTCCTCGCTCGCGGCGAGTATTTTCTGTTGTTGCGTTAGTGGCTTATTGCCCTCGTAAATACCCATCGCGAGGGCGCGTTGTTTCAGGGTCGCCGCGTCGAGCAAGACGCCGTATCTACGGATTGGCTCCGCCTCATTTCGGAGGGCCGCCCCGATAGCGGTAATCGCGTCCTCCGGGCTCGTGTTGTAAAACGAGGAGAAGTCCGCGGACAGGCGCACGAGTTCCTCGGAGAAGTCGACGAGGTCGTCCCCGGCGAGCCCGGCGGCTTTACCGAATATGCCGAAAGTCGCGGCAGCGTCGTACGCTTGTTGCCGTGTTTGCCCTATCTCGCGGGCGCTCTTTTCGAGGTTCTTCGTAATGCTATTCGCGCCGTCCCCGAATACCTCGTTAAGTTTGTTCTGCGTCTCGTCAAGGTCGCTCGCAAGCATGACGGCGTCGGCGCTGATTTTCGCGAACGCTGCCGCGGCCGCTGTACCGGCGAGGAGTAGCGTCCCGCGGAACGCTTTAGCGGCGGCCCCCGCTTTCCCGAGGAATCCCTCGGCGTTCTTGATATCGCGGCGGGCTTTCGCGAGGCCGCGTCCGTCCCACTCGGAGACGATGGGGATACGAATAGCCACGCGTCACACTCCCGGCCGGTACACGGTTAGGCGCTGGTTCTCCTCGCGCATAACCGCTTTCATCGCGGCAAGTACGGTCGCTTGTGCCTCACGGCGGACACGCTCGGAGTTCCTCCACACGAACCGCGACGGGCTCCCCCACGGGCCGAGGGCTTCGAGAAGGCTCGCTATTTTCGGTCCGTCGGCTTTCCCTCGGCCCGCCATATCCGCTATCTCGACGGGGGCGCTCTCCACGCTGATACGCACGAGCGGCCACTCTTGCCGCTCGCGGTGCTTACTACTGCGACGGCCGCCGTAGATAGCGCGGGGACGTTTACGGTTCGCCCACCCGGTCCGGCCATTGTGAGCGAACCCGCGGGTAGGTGGCGCTTGTGGGATGGTCCCGTCGATAACGTCGATAAACTCTTTCGTCGCGCCCTTGATTTTCGCTTGCGCCTTAAAAAACGCTTTCTTATCGACGGAGCGCAGAACGGAGAGCGTGTCACGGATACCCGACACTTCGGCTATGTCTCCGCGGTTCACGTTTCCTCCGTCCTACTTGTTGCGTTCCTCTAACACGTCGAGGAGGGTCGCCCACTCGACGGCGTCGAGTTCGGCGATATGCCTCGGCGCTATGCGGGTCGCTACTGCGACCTCTAACACGGCTCGGGTCATGCTCCCGCGCCGCGCTACGTAGGGTCCGAGCCCTCGACTCCGATATCGACGAGCGTGTCGCTCCACGAGTCGAGCGTCCCCGGCTTGTCGCCGTTCTTCTCTAACTGCGTGTGAACGAGGAACGCCATATCTGCGAGGCCAAGATTCTCGGCGAGACTTGCCGTCGTCCGGTTGTGGGCTTTCTCCCACTTGATGAACGTCGACGGTTGTATCGCGAGCATGGTCGGCCCGGACCCTACGTCGTAGCGCATAACGATTTTCACTTGTTGCCTCCCGATAGTTGTTTGTTACTTGCTTGCCTTAACGCTGGCTTGTGCGGCTCCCGTGGTCGGGATTCCGTCGAGCGGCAGGGTTACGCTTTGCTCGCTGATTTCCCCGGCGTTCGCGGTAGCGGACGGACGGACGGCGATACAGTTCCCCGAGTACGTGGTCGAGCCAACAGTCGCGACGTACGCGATAGTCGTGTTAGCGGCTTCCCATAGTGCTTTGTGGAGACTCGAATCCTCGTCGTGGTCGTACGCGAATTGGATTTCCAATTCGCCGGTTTCGCTGCCGCCCGCGGCGCGAGGCCCGGCAAGGGTCGGGTATTCGAGTGTGTCGGTCGTGAAGTTCAGGGCGAAGGACTGCACGACGTCGTCGTACACGGCTCCGCCCACGGTGAGGGAGCAATCGCTCCCGGTAACGAGTGCCATTACGGTTACTCCCTTACTTGTGCGGTTAAGAGAATCGCGGCGGCGAGTGTTTCGCCCTGCGATCCGGTCCCGTCAACCTCGGGCGAGGCGACGGTGGTCGAGTGGACTCCGGCGGGCAGCGCCGCGAGAGTGTCGGTTATCAAGGCTTCGAGGCCGGTTATCGCGGCGTTCGCGTCGATGAGACTCACGTGCGCGGTTGCCGTGAACTCGACGGCGTAGGACTTCCCGCCGACGCGGTCCGGGGTTATCCATTGTTCGCCGGGCTCGACGATGACGCACGGCGGGACGAGGGTCGGCGGCGTGTACCCGTACGCGGTGAGTCCCGCGGTCGTGAGCGCCGTAACGATTTGCTGCCGTGCGTCCGTGTATATATTCATCCGATATCAGACTCCACGGCGAGCCACGGGCCGAGTAGCCCGGAGACGCGTTCGAGTAGTGACCGCCCCATCCGGTACGGGCCGGGTGTCCCGTCGATACCGACGGACTGCCCGCCCGCGGCGGTTCGGTTCTGATAAACATCGATTGCGATAACGATTCCGGCTTCGTGTACCGGCGCGGGAATCGTCTCCCACGTCTCGCGGTCGAGGCGGAGGAACGGTTCGAGGAGTTCGTCGGCGACTTGTGCGACGTCGTCGAACACGTCCGAGGCAGCGCCGGGCATTTGTAGCGCGGCGGCGACGTCGGCTCCGCTGACAATCGCGAGCACGTGAACTCCCTTCGGTTAGGGCGGAGGCCGGGCCGAGGGGTGACCCGGCCTCCGCGGGGTCGCGGCGTCTCGGGAGACGAGGAACGCCGCGAGGTGTTTAGGACTTCGCTACCTTCGCGGGTGCGGTGGCGGTCACGGGGACGAACGCGCCGCCCACGGTGACGAGGCTTGCGAAGTAGCCCCAATAGGCGACGGTCACGCCGAGCACGGAAACGTCGACCGCGCTTAGTGCGCCTCCGACGTTCTCGTACGTCTCGAAGTACCGCGAGTGGCCGACGATCATCGTCCCGGCGGTGAGTTGGTTACTCACGACGAGATTCAGTCCGAGCGGGTTCATGCTGAACGAGGCCGCGTTAGCGGTCCCGCCCGCGTTACTCGGAGCGAGTGTCGGGAACACGGGACGACCGGCGGTGTCGACGGTCGAACCCAACATCGCCCACATATCCGGGGCGCAATAAACGGTATCGGCGAGGGAGCCGACGGCCGAGTTAACGGCGGCGCTGGCCTCGTACAGTCCCGCAATAATCGTCGCGGAGGTCGGACCGGCTCCGATTGCGATTGCGTCTCCGGTCGCGTTCGTTTCGAGGTCGCTCGCGGCGGCGGTTTCGGTTGCCTCCGCGTACTGACGAACGAGGTCACCCGTAACGATGTTCATAATCGCGGGGCTCGTCCAATCGCGGTCTTGGAACGAGATACGGAGCGTCCCGCCGTACGTCGCCTTATTGACGGTGATCGGGTCGATAACCATTTTCTGCGACGTGAGTTCGGCGAGTTCGGCGGACTGTGCGTCGACGTCCGTGTGCTGCTTAATCCACGGGCGGACGAAGGACTTACCCGCGCCGGGCATGGGCAGGCGACGGGAGGCGTTCACGAGTGGCCGGTCGCCGTATTCCTTTTGCACGAGGTCGCCGACAATCGGGGTCGGCACAATGCCGGTCGTGTCGGCGAGTTTCTCGTCGGCGACGGCGGCTTCGATTCGCTGTAGCGCGGAGCGGTCGCCATTGTTGGCGGCGACGTAGGTTGCGAGGTAGTCGCCTGCGTCGGCGAACTCCACGCGGGGCCGTGTCACGGCTACGGGACGGGGGCGACTTGCCTCGACGACCTCGGTCGACTCGGATTCTTCGACGCCCTCGACTGTCTCGTCGTGGTTCATCTTTTCTCCTTCTTCGGGTTCGGCCTCGGTCGAGGCGTCGTTAGCCGCGACGCGCTGCACGCGTGCGGAGTCAATAGCGGGATGGGCTACGAGGGACACCTCGTCGAGCCTTGCCGCGGTGACGACGAGAGCGTCGTCGTCGTTATGGGATTCGAGCACCTCGACGCCGACGGACAGTCCGTCGCGGAGGTTCTCGCTCGCTTCGACGAGAGCGTCGTTACCGGCGGTCGTCGCGGCGATACGGAAACGAGCGTCGATACCGGCGTCGTGTTCTTTCACGCTGACAGAGCGACCGAGCGGGTTCGCGTGGTCGTGCTCGCGTAGGAGTCGAATATCGTCGGCGAGTTCGATAGCGCCGGGCTCGAACCGGGTCGGTCCTGCGCTCGTGTTACCGACCTCGCCCCACGTGACGATTCGGCCGGCGATGATTCGGCGCTCCGCGTCGGCGGCGGTGAGGCTTGTCGAGAACGAGAGACGTTCGGTCATTGTGGGTTCCCTTCCCCGTTTAGGTTTTCCATCCGTCGGGCTTCCTCGACTGTCAGGACGCCGAGCGGGATCATCTGCGCGTAGAGGTTCGCTCGCATAGTCGGGTCGACGCGGAGCCACTCGGCGAACTCGAACTCGACGCGGTTACCGGGATACGTACAGTCGTCCATGCTGAGACGTTGCGCGACGGCGGTCGCGTAAGGCGTCATCGCGGAATGCAGGTCGAGGCGCGCCTGCGTTTGATTGGAATACATCATCGCGGCTTCGTTCGGTCCCTGCGAGAGATAGATACTCGGGACGCCGGTCACTCGGGCGACGTCGAGGACGGAGTGCGCCCGAGCCTCCCCGAGCGCGATTTGGTTCGCGTCCCATCCCATATGTTCGAGTTCGAGGTCGCGGCCGACGTACGCCGTCGACCGTGCTCGGCGGGCTTCGCCGAGAGCGTCGAGGAGTTCGGCGACTTGCTCGGGTGTTTTCCGCGGCCCTGAGTTCTTTAGGAGTGTGAGCGGGACCGGCGACGACGCGTACAGGCGGGCGGCCTCCTCTAACATCCGGGCGGTCGTGATGACTCTCGCGCCGTGCTTTAGCCACGTCCCGGCGGAGCACTCGAACCCGAGAACCTCACGAGCGGCGAGCACGGCCTCGACGACTTCGGGGTTACCGGGCTCGCGGACGAGAATCCGGTACGACGTCTCGGTTACTTCGAGGACGTCCTCGACGGGGAGGTACTGAACGCTCGCGACCATGCCGTCGTCATCGCGGGCGGTCACGCGGGCGTAGGCGACTCCGTGGTGACAGAGGTCGCCGATTATGTCGCCGAGGAACGCCGCCTGTATCCGCTCGGAGTCCATGCGTCGCAGGAATGGCGGAGCGGCGAGACGCGACGACTCCCGGTAGAGGCCGAGCGGCATCTGCGACAGGCTCGCCGTGACGAGGGTCCATGCTCGTTTGTACGCCGGGACGGACATAGCGACCTCGCGGGTAACGAAGAACTCGTCCGTATAGAGAACCCCGTCAACGCCGATAACCCCGGCGACGGGAGTGTCGCCCGGCTCGACGACTTGACTCGCGGTGAGAGCGTCGAACGATTCACGGACACGCGACGACCGTAGAAATGCCACACGATAGGAATACTCGCTCGTGTCAAGCCGACACGAATCCGGCGCGCCGGATATGGCGGAAGTGTCGGAAGTGAGTTCAGAGAGTGAGTTCGTCAGTTGACAGGAAACACCCGGCGGCGAGAGCGACGGCCCCGGCGATAGTTCCACTCGTGACGGACTTCCGGGCGAATATGAGAGCGCCGTCGCCGAATGGCCGGGCGGTGGCGCGGCCGAGGTCGTCGGCGAGGTCCGCGTGCCCGTCGTGAACGATGGTCCCGAGACGCACCCGAGCGAGGAGACTCCCGAGCCCGTTCGAGAACTTCGACCCGTACAGGGGTCGGAGGCGGTTCTTCCACCCGTGAGCGGCGAGCACTTGCTCGACGTAAACACACGTCAGGCGGTCGTATCCGATGAGTTCCGGGTCGTACTCGGCGACGAGCGCGAGGACGCGTTGCGCGTGTATGTCGGAGTCGAGGCCGTTCGGGTCATCTATGGAGTCGAGGACGCTCACGGCGAGCCTGTCGTCGGTCGAGCGGTAGAACCCGAGGACGCGGGCGCTCGTCCGGGCAGGGTCGACGTCGAGGCTTATCCACGTGGCGGGCGTGGCTTGTGGTGGCGGCTCGGACGCTTCGAGTTCCGCCCACCGAGCGGGGTCGATAGCGGGGAGGTCGCCGGAGTCGGTCCATATGCCGAGGTGCTCGCGGAGGAACGCTTCGACGCTGAGACGCGTCCGGGCGTCGGCGAGGAACGATTCGGACAGGATGGGAGAGCCGAGGCTCGGGTTAGCGGCGTGCCACGTGGCCGGGTCGGTCGGGTCGTCTCCGCGGTCGGTTG